CACGCTGGATGACATCGCGGTTGCAGCGTATGAGGTACTTCGTAATCTCGGGTGGGATGTCGCGCCATTCTCCGGTGAAGAGTTGTACTGCAGCATGGATTTGACGGATGTGCAGGAGTTGTAAAAAAAGAGGGAAGAAGCGAAGCGTAGCAAGCGTAACACTAAATAGGAGAGAGTCATGGGACCGAAACTCACATCAGGCTTCACGCACCCACAACTTGGAGCGTGCGCTAACGCTGGCGGGAACGCCGGCACCTTGACCATGGAGTTTCTGAGAGAGATTGCGCCAGAAGGGACGTATCCAGTAGTGGACGAGAGTGGATCAATTTACTACGTCTTTGGTGAGGAGGAGAAAAAGAGCGAGAAAAAGTAGGGAAGCTCTAGCTATGCAGGAGCGTAGTATTAAGCGTAACTCAAAACGGCGATGACGCAGAAGGGAATCTAAGATGAGAACGTCGGGGAGAAAGCCCCCGTGGATAGTCTCTGCGCTCTTTTGGTAGGGCGTTGGTTCATGACCAGGCAGAGACACTGAAAAAAGAAAGAAAGCTGCTTACCCCCTGCTTCTAGGCAAAGGCGCTAGACATTGGTCAGACCATGGTGGGGGGACTAAAGGAGAAAAGGCAATGGGACACAAGACAAGATCAGCGCGTAGGGGCGAGAGTGCCATCAAGGAGCGCCGTGAAGAGGCTGCAGTGCGCCAGGCCGCTAGGGGTGCGCGTAGCGACGAGCGGCAGCTTGCGCGTCTGCCAGAGGGTGGTGCGAGGAAGGAGCGCGCGAAGCTAGAGAAGCGTATTGCGCTAGCGCAGAAGCAGCGGCAAGAGAGAAAGAAGAAGAGCGCAGAGAAGAAGGAGGGAGAGTAATGAGTAAATCAGATACAGAGAAGGCAGCACGCATTTATGCAGTCGCGCAACACGTCATGATGTGCAGTGGCATTGCCGCTGCTGTCCTGCGTGAAGCAGAGCGTACCATGCGCTCACTGGGGCAAGATGCTTTCGCCCTTCTGAAAGAAACGAACAATGATGCAGCCAGTGTTGTCGGGAATGACATCTATGCTGTATGGGCAGCTCTGCAAGCCGCCACAGCTGCGGTAACGTCCGCAGAGCAGTTTGCAGTTGTCACATTCTCGATGGACGAGATGCAGGAAAACCATAACGCCATGTACGAAGAGATGCTACATTCAGCACGTGATGTCGTGCTGACTGCTATCGAAAAGACGCAGAGCAATTCTCTGCAGGATGACGAAGGAGAGTTTGGTATTGCGCTGACATCTCCTGGAAACAACGAGAAGAACTAGCGGAGAACAGCTAGAGCTAGAGCTAGCAACTAGAGCTAGAGCTAGCACTAGCCAACGGGGTGTATCATGCGGTCTGTCATTGCCAGAGCAGCCAAGATGCAGAATGGTGCAGGAGTACATAAAGACCGTAGATTGCCGCGCGAGGGCACGCGCAATGACTCACGTGATTGGATGCATGAGGCAAAAGGTGGTTTGAAGCAGCAAGTAGAAAACGCGGGTGAGAAAGGGGAAAGTGGGGACAAAATGCACCAGTGTGAAGAAGAGTGTAGCGGACTACTGAGGGCAGTAGACTGTGACACGAGGTGCTTTGTGTGCGGTAAGCCTTTGCTTGTTTACACTAGGCTAGAGCAGCGGGAAGAGTACTCTTGGTATGCACTAGATGGCGACTCTGTGCGCTGTACATGCTGTGGGGTACAGGCAGTGGTGTGCATTGGTTGGAGCGAGGATGACGCATGGATTGAGTGTGACGAGAAGAGTGAGCACAACATGGATTGTGAAGCCTGGTACGGAGTATCAATGGGTGAGCAGCAGGCAGTAAGCGCCTCAACAGATGCCCCAACAGGTGCCTCACCGAAGTGTCTCATTTTGCCAGAGGAAAAAAGTTGAGTTGTGAGACAGTGCGGTAGCTCGGCAGCTTGCGAGGGGTGAGAGTTTGAGTGTTGCCGAGCGTCGAGCATGAGAACCATCCTACAGCAACCCGAGAGAAGAGTCAAGCCCTCCACGCATTTTTTATCCACGCCACTTTGCCTCACCCAGAAACTAGCGTGGGAAACTTGAAAAGGGGTTTGGGGTATTAATCTCTCGCGGTGGCTCGGTCGGGGGGAGGGTTACCCCCTCTCCCCCCTTTGGGGGAAGGGGGGAACCTCTCCCTCCTCACCACGGGGCATGAGGCATCTTACCTAAAACCCTAATAATATTGCACCCCTCCAAAGACACTAACCGAGTAAAAACATTGAGCGGTTTCGTCCCCAACGTGGAAATCATTGAGGTTGTCACGCCTTTTTTTGACACAGCATTACCAGTTTCGGCTATAGAGCGGGTTTATAACTGCCGTAAATTTATTTACGTTTTAGACTAAAAATGAAGGGGGTTTTAGTGTATACGCCAACGCACGCCTTTTCCATGTTTGACCTGAATTGAGCCTTGTTCAAGCAGACGCCCAAGCACATAATCAACTCTTTCCATACTAGTTCCACATGCCCCTTTGAGATGATCTTTGGAAATCCAATCACCTTCCAGATTGATCAAATTAAGACATACTGTATCATACAAATCCGATGCAGTTGGACCTTGTCTCAGCCCTCCCTGATCTCCATTCTCCTTCTTTTTCTTCTTCTGCTTACGTGCAACATTGGGGTCTACATGCACCACTTTTAGCGATGTCTCAGTAAATGACAGTTGCACACCAATTTCAAAAGGCGGGCCGTCACGCAAGGTGACACTCAGTAGCTTTAGATCTTGCTCTTCGCCAGGGAAGATATCTATCCATCCATCAACAGCTCCTTGAAGCGCTGATGATCCACGCGCCATATCTCCATCTTTTCTGAAATGGTGAACCAAGATGATCAAACGCTTACATTTTTGTGCGGCGTCTCTAAACGGCCTTATGAGACCAGCCATCTCCAACGGGTCATTCTCATTTTTCAGCCCCAGCACGTAACCCGCTTCCACCAACGGGTCGATGATTATGACATCAGCTTGTAGCTTTGGATCGTCAATGCAAGCCATCAACGAAGACAAGCCATCACGCGATTTCAACAGCGCGAAATCTGTTCCCTCTTCCATCTTCCCTGATCCCTTGTCCAGCATCTTGCCGCGCCAACCAAGGCGTGCAGAACCATCTTCTACATTTGCCAATAGAACTATTTGCTTGACCGTCTTTCGCCCAAGAAATGGTATTCCTTGCGTGATGCAACGTGTAAGCTCTAGCATGAGAAACGTTTTGTTTGCAAACTTCGCAGCTCCACAAACGACTACAACCCCCACTTTGGGGAACATGCCATCAACCGCCCATTCGGGTTGCACAGCGCCAGCCTCTGCCTCTCTACTTGTTGTCAGATGTTTGCTGAATGACGCCCGACGCGCTTTTGCGGCTTGTGGGGTCTCTGGCCCTAGAATCTCAGTCTCTTTACTCATCTCTCCCTACTCCTTTCATTTTTTATCAAAGCACAATTGCCTGCTTGCTTTTATCACACCCTACTTGACAAAGCAAGAAAAAGTGTTTTACGAGCAGCGAGTGTAAAAAGCGGTTGACGAGAGATGGTAGGGTGCGGTAGAGTATGGGGGGATGGAAGAGAATTGTAAAGGGTGGGAGCGGCTGCGCGCGTATCAGAAAGAGGGAGCGCTAGCACTAGCTTCAGGTGAGAAAGTCGGCTTGTGCGTCTCCACGGGGTTGGGGAAGATGCAACCACTAAGTGCAAGAATTCTTACGCCTTATGGTTGGGTTAGCATGGGCAAACTACGCTTAGGTGATAAGGTCGTGGACCCTGATGGGGGATACGGGCGCGTCATCGCTATTTACCCCAATGGAGAACAGGAGGTGTTTAGAGTCACCATGAAAGATGGGGGCTCAACTCTGTGTGGTGACAAACATCTGTGGCTTGTACAAAATGCAACGGGTAAATGTAAAGGCATTGAACCCAAGGTTGTATCAACAAAAAAGATGCGTAAAAAAGGAGTCAAAACCCCACCAGCAAAAAATGGGTGGGCAAGGCACAAGTTTTTTATTCCAACATGTGATGTAGATTTTTACCCTTCACAGGCGCCGCTGCCTCTAAAGCCTTACTTGCTTGGTGTGATACTTGGTGACGCTTCAAGTGAAGAAAATAGTATTACACTGCATACCCCTGATGAGTACATAGTCAACAGGGTGATTGAGCTTTTGCCTTCTGGCACAAAACTGAATAAACATAAAAGTAAACGTGCGGGCGCTTGTGACGCATGGGGAATGGCAAGAGATGGTGTAGGAAGTGCTACACCAAATGCTGTTGTTGCAGCTTTCAAACTACTTGGTCTTGCAGGAAAAAGATCTTGGGAGAAACACATTCCGATTATTTATCTTCGTACTTCCAAAGAGGAACGTATTGAGCTGCTGCGTGGTCTGATGGACACTGATGGAGATTGTAGTGCAGGGGGAGCAGGAAAAAAAACCAGTTGTGCTATTTTCAATACATCTTCAGAAATAATGGCATATCAAGTGCAAGAGCTTGTACGCGGTCTAGGTGGCATTGCTTCTTTGTCAGTAAAAGAAGAACCAAAGTATGCCTACAAAGGTGAAATTCTTACAGGGCGGCGTGCATATCGTGTAACAGTCCGTACTCCTTTCAATCCCTTTACGCTTCCAAAAAAGGCTGATCGCTATACAGAGCCTGGGCTTGCGCGTGCTATCGTTTCAATTGAGCCAGAGGGAACAGCGGTTTGTCAGTGCATCACGGTTACAACAAAGCGTAATTTGTATATTACAGATGACCACATTGTAACACATAACACGGCAAAGATTCTAGCAGCTTGGAGTAAGCATCCCGTCGGCCCCGTGCTAGTACTCACCAGAGCCATCGGGCGTCATGCATGGGTGCGCGATGCTGAGTGGGTGCTCGGAGAATCATGCGCTGAGTTGTGGGCAGGGAAGATTCACGGGAAGTCTGGCGTACATAAAGATGGAACCTTCACGTCACTAGAGAAGGCGTTGGAGGGTTCAAGATGGGTGGTAGCGAACTACGATATTGTAAAAGCGCGTTACGAGGAATTCTCAGCTATTAATTGGCAGTACCTGATACTAGATGAATCGCATGAGGTCAAACAAGGATATGCACCCCCGAAGCGCCTGGAATCGGGCGGCTACAAATGGCGCCGGTACGAGTACGTCAAGGCTCTTGCAGTACAGGTGCAAGCGCGCGGCGGGGTTGTCTGGATGCTAACAGCCACCCCAGTGCGAGATCGCGTACGAGACCTGTGGGCGCAGCTGAGTATCGTGCTACCAAAGGACCACCCTGAAAAGGGCAAGTTTGGGAAGTGGAATTGGCTCCATAAGTTTTGCGGAGCCAAGCGTAACGAGTGGGGAGGCTTGGATACCACCGGCAGCAGCAACGAGGAAATACTAGGGGCATACATCCAAAAGCACTTTGTTGTGTTACGGCGGCAGGACGTAGCGGACCAGATGCCGGCGCTACAACGAGAGATAAGAGTTGTAGAACCTCAGTGGAGCAAAAAGGGTGTGCGGCTTGGTGGTGGCATAGAAGCTGCAATAGATACTGCAGCCGTCATGAAGTTTGACGTTGCATGCGAGCTGGCGCTGGAGTACCTGTCAGGTGGTACCAAGGTCATACTCGTGGTGTCACGCCGGAAGCATGCTACAGCCCTCGGGATGCTGTTAGCGGAGAGATGTACCAAAGAGCTACACGCGCTCGTGAGGCGCAACCTATGGGCAGCTACGGTAACAGGCGCTACCGAGGTCCGCGCGCGCATGAAGGTATGTGGGGAGTTTCAGGCGCATCAGGGGCCGGGCGTGCTAGTGGCTACCATGGACTGCATATCGACGTCCATGGACCTACACACCGCTTCTGGGCTTATCTACGTCGCGCTTCCTTACACGTACCTGGGCGTAGTGCAGATGGAAGGGCGCGTTGGGCGTCTAGGTGGAGTACCGTGTACGATTACTTACCTGATTGCGAAACGAACCATTGACGAGCGGATCAAGTCTCTGTTACTCTCCAAGTTGCGTGCGGTAGAGAACGTGGGGGCAGATACGCAGGGAGGAGAGGGGACGAAGGGAGTACTAGCAGGTGGATCAGATGCAGAAGTGTTGAAGGGTTTGAGGGATTGGCTAAACAAATGAAAGAGGTGAGGGAGATGAGTGAGTTGAAAGACGTATGTAGTGAGCGCAATGAGCCAGAGGGTGTGGAAGACTGTGAGCTGCGCCTGGTACTACGCGAAGAACCAGAGGGCCATTTTGTGCTGTTTGCTGATCTTGGAGAGAATGATGGGGTGAAGCGCCGCCGCCGGTTCAAGGCACTAGGTGTCATTCTTCCAGAGCTGTACAAGAACAGCACTTCAAAAATAAGCAAGGAGGCGTGGTTTAGGCAGGCTGTATCAAACATTGTGCGAAAGCGCTCGTCCATGATCATGGGATATCTGCTTGGCGTACCAGAAGGGGAAGAAGATGACAACGCGAGGTGAGTTTGAGCAGGCAGGCGCTTCCCTTGGAGAGTTGGTTGCTGCCAAGAATGAGGCGTATGGAGACTCTGCGCGCACCGCTGAGAGCATGCTCGGACTGCTTTACCCTAGCGGTGTGAGGGTGGACCAGTACCGAGACATGCTGCTAGTTGTGCGCGTGCTAGACAAGCTCTCGCGCGTCTCTCATAAGAAAGATGCGTTTGGCGAATCGCCCTGGGGAGATATCGCGGGCTACGGGCTGTTGGGCGCTACCATGGATAAGGAAGGAAAGAATGATGAGTAGAAGCGATAAAGAGCTAGTGTTTATCTCCGGACCGCTGACCGCTGGTTTGTGCAGTGAGAACGTGCGTAAGGCCAACGAGGTAGCCATGCTGCTGCGCGAGGCTGGATACGTGCCCTTCATTCCTCATCTCTTCTGGTTCACTGAACTTATGTTTCCGCGCAATGAGTCATTTTGGTTGGAATGGGAATATGACATGCTGTCGCGCTGTGACTTGGTGTACCGCATTGATGGAGAGTCACCGGGGGCTGACAGCGAGCTAGACCTGGCTGAAGAGTTGAAGATACCAGTGTACTACGGCGAGGCGGGGCTGGTGGATCTGCTAGAGAGTGGAGAGGAAGAAGAAGAGGAGAAAGTACTAGCAACTGAATTTGTTGAGGGTGACTTGATTGACGTATCTTCTGAATCCCAAAGCATTGCAGCCGGTAAGACAGTGATGTTTGAGTCATATGTCCAGCTAGACAAGAGCTTGGCGCGTGTTGTGGTGGCTTCAGGGCAGAACACTTATGTAGGGGCGTGCTATCTGACGCTGCATGCTGACGAGAGGGAAGAAGAGAGGGAGTGGGCGAGTGCAGAAGAGAGTGAGACGTTTGAAGATAGCGAATTCATCAAAGGAGATCTACTCGACGTCTCTTCTGAATCAGTGGGTATTGCAGCAGGTAAGATTGTCAGATTTGAGTCTTACACATACCCTGGTATGGCATGCGTTGTAACAGAAACAGGGCTGACTACTTTCGTGTATGCGCACTATTTGTCATTTCACGAAGAACCAGTGAAGGCTAAAGCGGAGAGTATTGAAGAGGAAGAAATCAAAGACGTGTTCTGTGTTGGTGATCGAGTATGCTCTATGCACTCAAACAACCTCGGAACCATTGTAGGGGTAGCTCAGCTGGAGTACGAAGGCGTGGTGACTGTAGTTTGGGATACAGAGCTAGGGCGTCAAACAAATGCGTTTGCAGAGTACCTGGAACTAGTTGAGTAGCAGGGGAGGGAAAGATGAGTGAAGAGCTAGAAGCAAACGAGAATCCATGGGCACCTGTACCGCCGCCTGGCTCTATTGAGGCACAGGAGCAGGGGTGTACATGCGCTGTATGGGACAACTGCTACGGGAAAGGGCGTGGGATGAACGGGTGTAGGTGGGGGTGGCACGTAGAGGGGGGGTGCCCACTTCATACTACAAAAAAGAGTGAGGGGGATGAAAAGGAGGGAAGGGGTAGCGGGGAGTAGCCGTAAGACTAGACAGAGGAAGGGGCGAGAGAGATGAACAAAGGGAATGCACTATGGAACTTGGGCGTGAAAAAGCTCAAGAAAATGCATGAAGAAGGTGATGTGAGTTGTTTTGAAAACACCTTCATTTGTAATTTGAGGCGCGGGGAGGAAGCTGCAAATCTGATGTGCGTTGTGGCTACCTTCGCTGGTACTAGAAGCGTAGTGTCTTTTTTCGCTTATCAAGATGGCGAAAAATACGCAGCTGTCGATGATTGTTTTGATTTCATTGATGACGTGTCAATGGACGGTCTAGTACCAGAGGGTTGCACGCTAGAGGTGAGGCAGTGGTCTTTGCCTTTGAGCGCTATGGAGAGTACTGCGGTCAGTTGTTACTAGTAGCGTTGTAGAAAGGGATGGAGTCATGGATTACTATTGGAAAGACACGTTGAAGCGCCTGCAGACAGCCAACACGCAGCTGAAAGTGCTGTGGGAGTTGGTTGAACACCCCCTGTTCTACGGGCTGTGCTACCAAGATGGGAAGTACATAATTGAGGTAGCAGACCAGCTGTTCACATCAGAATTCCTTGATGACGTGCTAGCGCAAGCCGCAGAGGCGCTGGAGAAAGAGGGAGCGCAATGAAGAATGAAAATGATTGGTCGTTTTTTGATACCGTCGGGATTGCTATGCGTAAGGCTGCCCAATTGGCATATGACGTAAGGGCCTTCGCAGAGGAGTGTGAAGAGCAGCGTAGCTTTGCTGGCATCGAGCATGACGCACTGCTGTATCGTCGAATGGTAGACTCGCTGGGGCGCGCTGAGAGAGCCCACGAGAAAGCAATGGAAGAGATGAAGCGTATACAGAGGGGGGAGGAAGAGGGCTAATGAGAGTACATTCGATCCGCGAGGGCCATGCCACTAACAGTAGTTCCTCACACTCTATCATCTGCATCCCAGATGGCATGGAGGTGCCGCATGATAAGGTGACTGGGGATTATGGATGGGAGCGCTTTACGCTGTCCTCTAGGCGCGAGAAGGCTACGTATATGGCCTATCAACTGGCGCGAAATCTGTATGGCGTTCAGGAAAAAAGGGCGAAAGTGGCTGAGAAGTACGTGTATGATGCGACAGGAGAGAAGGTCGAAGTCTGTGAAGATGACTGGAGTGGTATTGATCACGAGAGTGTAATGAGTCTTCCCTCTGCTTTTGGTGCAACAAGCCGCGACCCTGTCAACTCATTCTTCCAAAATCTGCTCACGTATGTGATGCGTGATGACGTAGTGATTCTTGGTGGTAATGACAACGGTGGTGAGCACTTTTTGGTTGAGGCACTAGGGGCTAAATCTGACGACTGGAGTGATGAAGGAGAACGGCAAGAGAAGTTGAGGCAGAAGGAGTTGGGGTTTGGTTTCTTCAGTAACATGTTCTATGTCGAGCATGTGTATGACGCAGAACAGAAGTGCCCGAGTGTAGTGTGCCGCTACGATCCTCAGTACCATTTCTGGACACTGTACGCGCCTTCAACGGGTAAGAAGATCCGCGTATCTTTCGCTCCTAAGCTGGATACGAAATACGCTGTTACGCGCGCTTCTGCCCCTGAGCTGGTAGACCTGAAAATCACCGACTACTGCACGCGCGGTTGCAAGTACTGCTATCAATCATCTACCGCGAAGGGGGAGCACGCATCTCTGGAGAGTGTGACTGCAGTACTGCGAGACCTGGCTGATGCACATGTATTCGAGGTTGCGCTAGGCGGTGGCGAGCCTACACAGCATCCAGACTTCTGCGCTATCTTGCGTGCAGCTAAGGAGCTTGGTATCACGCCAAACTTCTCTACTGCACGGGTTGAGTGGATGCTTAATGAGAGTGTAGTGGCTGCAGTAAAAGAGTGCTGCGGGGCGTTTGCTGTGAGCGTAGATGAAAGTGGGCGGTATGGCTTGATGCAAGAGGCTTGTTGGTATGCGAAGGAAACCGGGCTTAAGAGTAAGCTGCGCTACCAGTATGTCATGGGGTCCGCACCGCGAGAGTGGTTCTGTAGAACGCTGCTCCCCTTCGTGCGTAACCATCAGGTTGGCCTAACGCTGCTAGCTCCAAAGTCGAAGGGGCTCGGAGGCGCGGCAGAGTGGCATGCCTTCTCTGGTTGGCTGAAAGATGTGAAGGCAGCAGAGGTGTATCGCTTCGGGATTGACACCGCGTTGGCTGCTATGTCAGTCGAGGCTCTGCAGGGAGAGGGAGTGGATGCGCGGTATTACGAGGTCGAAGAGGGCCGTTTCTCCATGTATATCGACGCGGTACATGGGCGTGCGGGGCCTTCGTCATTCTGTGACGAGGGAGAGATGGTAGATTATTTGGGGGATACGAGGGAAGTATTTGGTGGCTTCGGGGTATAACTAGAAAGAGAGGGGAGAAACATGAACAATACCAACATGCACCGATATCTCGTATGGGAGCCAGAGGCACAGGAGACTCCCAGGGATGCAGGACACTTTGATGCTCATTGGGCAGAAGACGCTGTGGAGCAATGGGCCGTGGATTATGACATTGACGATAGCGTGATAGGAAGTGGTACAACAGTAATGGTACGGGTATGCGAGCAAGACGCTTACGAGAAAGCGAAAGTTGCTGGTGTTGAGGTAGAGTCGATGGAGTATGAAGTGTGGGGAGAGCATACGACTTACTACCATGTGGATAGATGTGATGAGTAAAGAATTCAGAGTCAAGTCATGCTACCAGTGCCTAGCGCGCAACTACATTCTTTTGGGAATGCGCAAAGGAGCAATGCTATGCGCGTTAAAGGGTGGACGCCTGATAGACGTCTCTGAAGAAATGCCACCAGACTGGTGCCCTCTGCGTGCAAGTGATATAACTCTCGTACTAGACATAGAAAGGGAGGGATAGATGGACTACGAAGAGAAGATCGTGATTACGGTTACGCTTACCATGGGCGAGCTGCTTCAGGCAGCCAAGGGGGTTTTTGCTTACATGCCCAATGTAGAGGATATCAGCGTACAAGTTGGTGATTGGGATGAACTAGACATTGATGACAGCCTCACTGTATCGTACACGGCTATGGGGTCCAGGGAGGGAACGCAAGATGCCTAAAGTGGTGTTTCATGAGCATGCCTCCAAGGTCTCTTGTCCGAAGTGCAAAAGCGAACAGCTTTCTACACTCCCTGATCCGTTGGGTGTAGAGCCAGACATCTTCTCATGCGATTGTGGACACAAATGGGATGTTCCTGATTGGCTTTGGATGCATGATGGCTTTCCTCAGTTGCGCCCTGTAGTAGCATTCACCCCGCCTGTTGCACCGCTGACAGCTATGCAAACCCTACAGAAGGCGTTCTCCATTGGTGACAGGGTGATGGCTAGTGTTAGCGAAGGAACGCGGGTATATGGTGTAGTGACTGGTCACGGGATGCACACTGTAACGGTGCGGTTGAATGGCCGGCAGTCTGATACGCCCTTCTACCCCAATGAGCTGAAGTTTTGGGTAGCAAAAGTCGAGTGTGGTGGAGATGGCTGCGCGGCGGAAGAGAGTAGTGGAGAAGGTTGTAAGAAGGCAGTTGTGGAGCCGGATGAAGATGGAGGGATTTGGGGGCCATTTGAAGTTGATGATCTCGTGTTTTTTACTTCTGTAGGTGCGAAGGGGTGCATGGCGCGAGTTATTACTGCTGATTCTAGGTACGTTGCGGTAGAGCTGCTTGCTGATGGGAGAACAGAGAAAGGGCATACGTTTAAACGGGGGCATCGGGTTGTAGGTAAAACCGAGTTGCTTCGTAAGGTGTGTGTTGGTGACATGGTAGAGTATAATCTAGCAGTAAGCGGTACAGCCCGAAAGCCTGTTGAAGAAATCCGAAAGACTCATCTCGTTTTTGGGTGCTTGTATGTTCCCTTCTGTGAGATTATCAGTGTATCACCAGCGCCTTCGAAGAAGATTGAAGAGCCCGGAGATCGCTAGTCACATAACACCCCCTAGCCTAAAAGGAGTAAATCAAATGTTCACTACTTGTGCAGAGACTAGCAGAAATGCTTATGCACGCATCAAGGCAGAGGGCCTGTTGAGTAAGATGCAATTCCTGGTGTATGAGTATGTACATGCGGCGTGTAGGCCCTGTACCGGAGCAGAGTTAGAGGTGTATCTGCGTGAGGTCCACGGGGGTCTCAGGCACTATCACCAGCGCCTGTCAGAGCTAGAGAGGGTTGGAGTAATCGAGAAAGTAGGGGAGCGTAAGTGTAGCGTTACAGGCTTTGTGGCCTATGAATGGGCAGTGACCGGGCGTGTGCCGCGCAAAGAGGGTGTTGAGAGGGTTGGGTGGAAGGCGCGCGCGCTGGAAGCAGAGAGGCTGTTAGAGGCGGTCAAGGGACAGTATGGAGCACTGTGTGAATACCTTGCTTCGTTTGAAGAAGCTGAACAAAAATGTACTCTGTGCGGAATGGTATGGCAAGAGTGCTTTTTGTGCCCTTACGAAGACAGGTGTAAGTCATGCTCGCACTGTTGTGGCTGTGACGAAGAGTAGGGAAGGGCTAGCGCTGGTGGGGCGTACAACTATAAGAAGGGAGATAAGGCATGAGTGACTATACACATGTGTTGAGTAAAAAGATTCAATCCTTGCAGATTTCTGTGGATCATGAGCGTAGATTTGCAAACGAGCAACTGGCCTTGCGTCATGATGCAGAGAAGGAGAATATTGCACTTCGGAAGGCAGTACATGAGGCGCGTGAAGAGTCAGAGTCTAGGTTGCTTGAAGGCGGGAGGCTGTTGGCAGAGGTAGAAGAAGTCAATGAGTACCTCCTGAGTGAAGTTGTTGGGCTGCATTGTGAAGTGGACGAGCTTGCAGACGAGCTTGCAGAGACTGAGGAGTGGCGAGAGGATGAGACATATAACGCAGATAAACTCATGCTTGGGGTGGAGAAACTTGTCATAGAGAAGAGAAACCTGAAAAATGAGTTGCATGACCTGGCAAAAGAGCTAGAGAGGCGTGAGAACCATTACAGCGCGCTTACCTCATATGACGACGCATGTAGAGTCTGTGGGGCGTGCTGGAGTACGCTTGAGAGAGCTACGTTGTGTTGCATCAAGGGGTAGAGAAAGGAGGCTTTCGGGCATTATGCTTTCCGATAAACAACTGAACCTGGAAAAGCCCGTTGAAAAGCTGCGTGATCTTGTGCGCTGGTATCAATCCCACAGCCGCTGGTTCGACCTTGGGGAGAGAGCACTCAAAACCATTTACTATGCGCGTCAGGGTGGTCCTCTGACTACAGCAGCCGCGTGCGTGACGATGGGCGCCTCTGTTGTAGAAGCGGCCTTCCCTGAGCTATCCATTGATGAAAACTTGCGGCGTATGGGGTATCACTCTGTCAATACAACTATCGGTGAGGTGTTGTGTACGCTGATAGACAAAGACGCTACTCCAACCATGGAAGTAGAGCGAGGTAACAAGACTGCGAGGATATGGGCTTCGTCTCTTGGTGGAGTTGCAGCAGTGTACTCTGGTGGGAAGTACGCTTGGGGACCATACGTGCTAGGTGGAGATGATCGCTACTTGTTGGATACAATCGCAAGCTGTGTGTGGGGTCAAGGTAGTGACCTGATGCTCACTACAAAAGAGGGCAAAAAGGGGTTTGCTTTGGTGAACATGCTAGAGCCGGGACCATACATCGCAAAGCAGATGCCCGAGGTTTATGCAGAGCGCTTGTCTCGCTATGGTGCGCGCCCACGTACACTACTCATCAAGGGGCCGACGGGCATAGGTAAAAGCGTGCTTGCGCGTCGAGTAGCCGCTTTAGCCTCTTGTGGCACAGCGCGCACCTTGAAAGTCTCTTCTACAGTACTGAAAGGATTTGGCTCCGCAGAGCTGCGCGACTTGGCGCGGTACATCCAACCATCCGTGTTGCTTTTGGACGACCTGGAGATTTCTAGTTACAGTGAGTCTACAAGTATCAATGCTCTGTTGGATACCCTGGAGTCACTGCGCGTCGAGGGCTGCTTGGTGATTATCACCATGATGATTGACACTGATGCGCACAGTGCGCGGTATCGAGGTGAGAACTATGTGGAAGGCATGCGCCCTGGACGCATTGACGAGATAGTGACGCTATTCGCTCCACAGAAAAAAGAGCGTGAGTTGATCCTGAACTACTACTATGACGTGTTTGGTGTAGGGGACGAGATTGATGCGAAGTTGCGCAAGATGATCCTTGCTCAGACAGATGGGTTGACAGGCGCTTATCTGCGCGAGGTTGCGGAGAGGTTGTCAGTGCATGGGGCAGATGGAGCAATGAAGGAATTGGAGTCTATCCTGCTGAGTGCTCCTTATATGACTGTGGACAAAAAGAAGCAAAAAGCGCTTTTCACTCCGGCGGTTAGTAGGAAGCAGAAGACGCCAGCAAAACTCCGGCAAGAAGCAAAGAGGAATGCTTGTTGGGCTAATAGGGATGAGAAAAAGATGAAGGCCAAGCAGAAGAAGTCTGAAGAACTACTTAAGAAGGCGAATAAGCTGGAGAAAGAGTTGGAGGAGAAGAAGGTGTTGGATAGAGAGAAAAAGGCTAAGGCTGTGAAGGCAGTGAAGGATAAAAGGAAGAAAGGGAAGAAATGAGATATCTCTGTATAAGGTGTATGAAAAAGCGGGGAATTGATACCTATTGTCGTGAATCATGCCTGCGACCTTTTTGTGATGATTGCGCAGTAGAAGACAAATGCTGGTCTATCTCCGAAGCAGAACTAGAGGGGGAAGACAAGACAAAGGCTGTGCTCACTTCAATTCTTGAAATGAAGGAGCGTGAAAAGCGCCTGGAGGAAGAATTGAATGGGGTGCGTGCAGAGCTTGCAGCCATTGCAGGGCTAGTTGCTTCGAGTGGAGGGACGGAGAAATGAGAGTACTCATAGCAGGTAGTAGAAACTACTCTGACCTTGCTGGCGTGAAAAAGTACGTGTTGGCCCTACCGGAAGGTACAGTTGTACTATCAGGCATGGCGCGTGGGGTGGACGCTACAGCCGCAGTGGCAGCGAAGGAGCGCGGGTTGGAAGTAGAGATATTCCCTGCAGAGTGGTCGAAGTATGGGACCAAAGCTGGCATAATGCGCAACATGGAGATGGTAAACTCAGCTGCCTTTGTGGTATGCTTTTGGGATGGGGAAAGTTCAGGGACAGCGCACACGATGAATTATGCAGAGCAGCAGGAGAAACCCCTCTTGACGATAAGGAGTGAAATCAATGGATTCGGATAATGGTGGGTGTGATAGTTGCAAGGGAGATTGTGGCAGCTGCAGCGGTTCCTCTTCTGGTGTCTACAGAGACGACTGCTATGACCATACGCTGATCAAGAGACCAACAGATCCTTACCCTGTTGGTACATACGTGCGCTCCAAATCGACGGGAGAGTGGGGCGAGGTGAAGCGTGTGGAGTACAGGGAGGTGTTCTTTGCACCACATGGTGAAGATGGAAGGAGACTGCTGGGGTTCTTGGTGCAGTACATAGAGCATGCGTGTGGGGCCTGCGGGGGCAAGTGGGTTGATGGCGCGTGCAGCAAGGGGTGTTCAGATGAGTGATTGGAAAAGGTTCTGGCCTATGTGCGAGGCGTGTGTGTTCCATGAAGAAAACGATGAGGGAGAACCAGTGTGCAACGGGAGGCCCCCAAGTGACGGGGAGAGTAATGTGTGGGTAATAAGCGGGCTTGACTGCGTCCCGGATTGCGCGCCAGATAGATTGGCGTGTGCGGTGTTCATGGACAAGGTACATCTGTATGGCTTGAGAGAGTTTTTGAAGCGGGAGCGAGAGTCTTGTGAGGTAGGCGAGGAAGAGAGGAAGGGGTTGAGTTATGTATGAAGCCTGCAAAAGATGTAAGTGGTGGGATGAGACTGAGGTACAGCCAGATGAAGAAAGGTTTGGAGAGTGCTATGCTCGCCCAAACAATAACATGAATGACGGGAGTGAATATTATTGGACAAGCTCTGATGCACGTTGTCCTCAATTCACCCCGCTTCCATCTAACGATCTACAGCCCGATGTGTGTCCAGGCTGCAAAAAGGCAGCGAGGGCTCTCGGTATGATTTCAGCAATGATACATCAACTTGCTAGTAGACGCTTGTCAGAAGCTGACAAAATGAGGTTCTGCGCGTCGGTGAGTAAGCTGGTTGGTGCAGTTGTGAACGGAGAGGATAATGAGTGAGGGCTTGACAGAAAAGCAGTTGGCTGAATGGACCAAGCTCTTTGTAGGAACGTACGATGACGAGTTGCTTGCGATTTTGTGTAAAAGTGCATTCTTGCCCCTTGTGGAAGAGGTAAGGCGCTTGCAGGGCGTAAACGCCTCATTGAAAGCCTCCCTGGTGAGAGTAGTGAGTGAGGCAAGTGGGTGTTACTGCGTTGATGATTGGGCTGATGCAGGGTTTGAGAGTAAGAGGATAGCTGAAGAGGTTTTAAAGGATGAAGGCGCCGGGTTTCATTGTAAGCAAGAGCCAAATTGGGAGGAAGAATGATTTATCATGTAACGAATGAAGCCGGGCATTCAGAGCTAGTTATTGCCGACTCACCAAAGGACGCAAAACAGAGAGCACGTATCTCGAATCCTAATAGAAAGCGCAGTGATTTAGATGTAAAGCCAGCAGCCTGTGAACACGGAGATCACTGGAATAATGCGGTGCTTCACGGATGCAACTTCGCTGTAGCCTTTGTGCGTAAGGTGCCGATGTGTGCGCATTGCATTGAGACTATAAGCAAGCCTCTAGACGAGCGCGTGGCAGAACTAGAGGTGCGTGTAGCAGAGCTTGAAAAGGACAATACGCGTCTTTGGGAGCACTCCGATTAGCTTATCTGCTTGACCTATCAGCAGACTTGAGCTACTCTTTTCTTCAGGGAGCATACATGGGAACAGCAGAGAACGACACCGGCCAGTCAGCATCTGGCTATCACCGAATCGCTACCTTCATTTCCTGCCCTCAGAAGTTTGCATACCGCTACCTACTCAACCTGAAGCGCCCTACCGAGGGGATGGCTACAGGAATAGGTACCGTGCTGCATGAAGCTCTGTATGCGTACTATGTGGGGGTAGATGTAGGGGAGCAAGTAGGAAAGCTGCCCGCGCGCTACTCTGCGTGTATACGTAGAGGGATGGAGCTGTTTGAAGAGTATCAGCGCGTGTACCCTGTTGATCCCTGGTCACAAGTGCTGCTGGCAGAGCATGAGATAGAAGTGGCTCTAGGGGACCACCGCTTTACGCGCCGCCTGGATTTGGTAGTGCTGTGGGGCGGGAAGATTTGGGTGTTGGACCATAAGACAGCGGGGCGTGTAACTTCACGCTTGCGCTCTGCAGAGCTTGACTGGTCATTGGCTACTCAAGAGCTAGTTGGAGAATCAGTGCTGCCAGGGATGTTTGGTGCGCCATGGGGAGGCTTCGTTCTGAACGTCATTGGAACAGGCACCGAGGCGGTTGATTGTCGGTACAAGCGGCAGCCTTTGCGCTTCCCCGCGCGCTTCATGTCGTCACTCCCCCGTTCACTGCATTGGTATTTCGAGCGTGCTGCCGCGTTGGAAGGCACAGACCCATGGTGCTATCCAAGAAGTGGAAAATGCATGGGGCAATATGGCGCTTGTGATTTCGTTGACTTGTGCAGATATGGAAGAAGCGCAGAAAGAAATTTCAAAAAAGATGAGTGAATCGGTTGACACATCATACAGAGATGAGCTATGTTTGCTCAGGACGGAGACGAGAGATATGAGAGAGTTTGAAGTAAGTATTGAGCGTAACACCAACACAAAGTGTTGTGAATGTGGCAACGTGAGTGAGGTTGGTTATTCATGGGATTCAGAAAAAACCCCATGGTGGTCTTCAGCATGGTATTGCATGCAGTGTGCAGAAGACCATGGGCTGGTGAAGTATGTACAAGACTGGTTTGACTATGATGGCCCTGATAATACTCCAGATGGATTTCATTACGAGGTAGTGCGATGAGTACTGGCTCTGTATGCATCTACGGACGTACGAAGATTGGCAAGACGTCTGACGTACTCAACATGTTTCAAGATGCGTATGTCATCTGTACTGAGGCAGAAGCTCTTGCACCTGTGACACATCAATTCGGCTTTACGCCTGCTCATACTGAGCTGCTTGACTCTAACGACCCCTACACCGACATGCTGAATGTGATTGAGCACAACGTGCGCCCTGCAATAGCTTCTGGTGCGCATACCGCTGTTGTGATGGATTCTGGTACGGCATTCGGGTCGCGCTTGTTCAAGCACCTTGACCGCAAGTTTCGCTCTGATGGCCGGAAGGTGTACCCGAAGTTTGATCATCAGTTTCGTGACGTGATGACTCAACTTCTGACTCTGCCCGTGTGGGTAGTTGTCATCTTCCACGAGCAAGAGCCGAAAGCGTCGGAGAGTCGGTTTGTGCGTGGCGGACCTCGTACGGGTGGCTCTGCTAGCTTGGTGGAAGACATCGGTGGCATGTTCCGGCTCGTGATGCGTGGGGCTGCTGTACAGGGTCCAGGTGGCATCCAGCGCGCTTACATGTGTGACTCCCTTAGTCCACAGTGGGTGCAGGGTGATGCATACGGGGCCACGTCTAAACAACAACCAATGGATTTGCGTCCAATCGTCTGGCGCATTGTTAGGCCAGATGAGGTGATGCCTGATTCGATGAAGACGCCAAAACCATACCGTGTGGTTGAGGTAGAAGAGTGTGGGATGGGGATGCTGGGCAATGGTGCTGCAGCATCGTAGTGTAGTTTTACCTGTATGTGTTTAGGAGAAACGAATGTCAAACGAAAGTCTTCTTACTGCGGCTGATGGCGACAATGCAACTGCCGTCACTATTGAGATGGGCGAGCAACGTTTCGGCGTTGGTGCTGGGCGCGTTGATCCCGGTATCTACAAGCTCAAGATTGAGAATGCCTGCTGGCGCAACAAGGCCGAAGGCAAGGCTGGCAAGAACTTCTACTTTGAGGCTGTTGTCACTGGACCAGAGGGATGCGACGGGATTGGTACCAAGATTCCGAAGTACGATGCAGCCCCGATGGGTGATGCTGGTGATGAGAAGGTGCAGAAGGCAAAGCGCCGTTTCTCCAACCTGCTTGGGTCTATTGCTTCTGGCGCGGGGCAGCTCGACGCAGCGCGTGCTGCTGGCTCGATGACTATCACTCCGCAGCAGCTCAACGGGAGTGAATTCTTCGCTTTCGTTGATGATGACGATCCTTACGAGGGCCGTGTGAAGTCGTCTATCATCTACACGGTGGCCATGGAGGATTACTCTAGGAAGCCGGGTGCTGATCCCGCGCTGAAGAAGCGTGAGCTTCCTGCGGCTGATACTGCGCCGGCTACTACTGGTTCGATTGCTGCGAGCACTCCTGCTCATGCGCCTGCTCATGTGGCTACTCAGGCTGCTACTCCCAACCTGCTCGATGGGGGTAATGGTGTAACTGCTGGTGCGGTCACTACGGTTGCCGCTGCTGCTACAGCCCCTGGTGATTCTGTCTCTACTATGCTGTTTGGAGGTGCGAAGTAGAAAACAACTAGTCCTGCTCAGGGGCGAGAGTCATGTTAGGCTGCCTGGCTCTGCATGATTCTCGCCCCGTGTTTTTTGAGCTTTGGATAAGAGTAATGTACAGACCCGAATTCACAATCCGCGATACTTACAAATACACTCCAGAAGACCACGGTTGTAGATGCGAAGAATGCCCGCTGTATGACGTCAGAAAAGCAAACCACTTCGTACCGCCGGAGGGCAATCCTGCAACAGCGCGCTTGACGGTAGTGGCGGAAGCTCCTGGACGCAACGAAGAAGAAATGAAGCGCCCGTTGGTTGGAGCTTCTGGCAACGAGTTTTCTCTGGCGCTGCGCATGGCGGGGCTTTCGCGTTCCTCCTGCTTTCTCACAAACGCGCTGTTGTGCCGCCCCCCTGGAGGCACGCTAAAGAAGTTTCTAGCCGGTCTAGGGGCGCGCAACCGGCGGCGTAAGGCACAAGGTAAGCCCCCAATCATCTCCCCCCTAGTGGCGTGTAGTGCGCGGTTGATGGCAGAGGTAGAGCAAGCCTCCGCGCTGTTGCTCATGGGGTCGGCTTCGCGCTCTGTTGTATACGGTGGTGGCGCGGGCTCGGAGAAGGGGCTCATGGGCTCGCGTGGCTTCCCGGATAAGGTGATGGTTGGAGAGAAAGAGATTCTTGCACTCTCCACCGTGCATCCCGCACACGCCTTGCGCGAGAGGCGTTGGATACCGATATTCCGTGCTGATGTTGCTAAGGCCGTGCGCATGGTCAAGGGAGCGCTGTCATGGGAGTACCCCAACAAAGTCTACTTCCCTACGCCAGACGAGCTGCGTGCTTCCTTGGGTAGGATGGAGGGGCAGATAGTTTCGTACGATGTTGAGACACGCCCGAAGGATTTCTCATACGGGCGTGGGCCTGAGAGCACCACGGATGTGTTGCGCTGCATTGGTATCGGTACCACAACAGAATGTGTGTGTGTGCCCTTCGAGTCATGCGAGCCTGATAAGTGGGACCTTGGGTGGAGCGCGTGGTACTCGGCAGCAGAGTGGGGCGAGATACTTGACATCTTGCGCAAGTGGTTTGGTGATACAAGTGGAACGGTTTGTGCCCATAACGAGCAGTACGATAGATTAGTCATGCGCCACCAACTCCCCGACATCCCCATCATGCGCCAAGTCTTTGATACAGTGATAGCGCACCATGTGGAGTTTTCAGAGTACCCCCATGGATTGAGTTTCCTGGAGTCACAGTTTACGGACGCAGCCCAGCATAAAGCAGTCAATCATGCGCGTTGGGAGTCGGACGAGGTATTGCACCGCTACTGCATGGATGACGTTGCAGTGACCTCTTTCTCTGCGGACGTACTGGCGCGCAAGCCCGGTTTTGTGGCGCAACGCAAAGTGTTTGGTGTAGACATGTGGCTGTCGAAATTCTGCCGCGAGTTGCATGATATTGGCATCGGGTTTGATGTACAAGAAAGGGATAGACACTATGTTGACCTCTCAGGTAAAATGGAGAAAGCTCTTGCTAAATTTCGGGCGTACGCTGCTCGCTCTGCTGGTCTTTTTGGTGCGTCTACTGATTCGTTTCTTGAGACGCTAAATCCTAGCTCCCCGCAGCAAGTGAGAAAGTTCTTGTTTGAGTACTGCGGGTTGGAGCCAGTACCGGCGGACGCGGGTGGATTCACGGATAGCGGAGACCCTTCTGTGTCGCGCGATAACCTACTGTTCCTGATTGATAGAGGGCTGCCGGAAGAGGTAGAGGAATGCTTGCAGTACCTGATTGACTTCAGGGAAGCGTCGAAGATGCGCGGTACGTACTGCACGATTGAACCATGTGCAGATGGCAGGGTGAGGGCTAATTGGAATCCGCATGTAGTGGTATCGGGGAGGTTGTCAACGTCTAGTCCGAATCTGCTGAATATCAAGGGCGCCATGCGCTCCATGTACTACGCTCAAGAGGGGCATGAGCTAGTGTTTTGCGATAAGGGGCAGTTGGAGTTGCGTATCATTGCGTGGGAAGCCCAAGACAAAGAACTAATTGACGTGTTTTTGACTGGTGCTGATGTACACATTGTGAACACAGCAGCCATTCTTGGCATAGGGGTCGATGAAGTAACAAAGCAAGAGCGGAAGTTTGGTAAGACCTTCACCTACGCGGTGCAATATGGTGCGGCGGCAGAGAAAGCGTGGCGCATGGTGCGTAACTTTCGCGCACCCGATGGTTCACGCCCCTACAAGTCGTTTACTCTAGAGGAGTCTCTACGCGCGTTTGAACAGTGGTGGAGAGCGCGAAAGGCGCTCAAAACGTATCATCGGCGCAACAGAGAGTTTTGGCGAGAGCATGGATATATCGAAGATGCCCTGCATGGAAGGCGGCGGTATTTCTTGGATGGAGAGGACCCTGAAGCTATGAGTAACTTCCCGATCCAATGCTCGGGTGCCTCAGATGTAAATGATGCAATGCGACGAGTTGCTGATGTATATCCATGGCATAGCCTCGGAAAGAACACCGGGCTGGTGCATTACAACTACGATTCAATTGGACTTGAGGTACCTCTTGGAATGGGCCTAGAAGTAGGCGCTCACGTTGTAGAGCTAATGCATTCACAAATCGGAGATATGCCACTGCCAGTGGATTTGGGCATTGGACCCAACTGGTACGCTTTGACAGAGTACGAGCAATCACCTGATGGCACTTGGACAGCAAAGGAATAAGGAGAGAAATGTTTACTGAGTTTACGTGTGAGAATTGTGGAGCCCATGTTGATGATCCGACAGAGTTGCTTCAGTGTGAGAGGTGCTTTAGGGAGTGCTGCGTGAATTGCATCATTGCACTCATCTCTGACATAGACCTGTGTGACGAGTGTGCTGGTTTGGAGAGTGTGGGGTGAGCTACGTCTTTTGGGTAATACTCTTCGTGTGTATAGTGGTCTTGTTGCAAGACTGAGAGGGGTGGCAGATGTTTGATATACTCATTGGTGGCAGCCTTGTTGTACTTTCATGCGTGATAGTACTTCTTTCCTATCACAGCAAGAAATTGAAGCGTTGGGCTGAGGTTGCTCTTGCAGGGTTCACATCCACCCTTCACCAGCGCGATTCAGAGAGAGACCGTATAGTCTCTGTTTACATGAGCATGAAGGCACGCGAGTGTACTGACTATACTGGTGTGTTCGATACATGGCGCGGAAAATCAATTGTTAGCTCGTCTACACTGAGGCACATACCAAAAGAACTAGAAAACCTGGCAGTGCCCTTGCTGAACAAAGACGAGCAATTCACTCTTCTGAAGTACGAGTTGGATTCGACTTTGGGTATCCTGGTTGATTATCCAGAAGAGATAACGCCTTCCTTGATGTTCTACCTGCATAAACTCGGAGAGAATACTAGTGGTATAGGACGCTTTTTGAGAGAGATGGAATGGGTTTTCACGATTAGCTACGGAACACCCGTGTATGGGCAGGGGAGTTACTTTAATCGCCCTATTGCAAGAACGTGTAGGCTCTATAGTGAGCGCAAAGGGGTTTGCGTGGAACTACTCAATTGGATACAACGTGGCGTCACAGGAGCATCTTATACTACTTACTACCTGAGTCAAGAGGAGAGCTTTGCAGACATGTGCGGTGTTGATGTGAGGCAAATCAATGCTGATATGCCAGCGTTCCAAGGGCCACCAGAAAGGAATACGCGGTTCTAATGAGCACTCATAATCTAGGCATCTACGCCACAGAATTCGAGGCTATTTCATCAGGGACAAAAACGCATGACGAGATGGCGCTGAAGCGAGGGAAGATGCCTATCTTCACCAAAGACACAATCAACTTGCGCGAGGTGCGTGATGTTTGTGGCTCTGCGCACCTTACCGGGCGCTGGCTTCGGATGCGCGTGAAAAAGGTGTGCCTGGCGCGCGAGGGCTTCGTGCGGGTTGATTTCGTCATAGAGGAAGGAGGGGACCATGGGGCAGCAACAGCGGATACTGATAATTCGGAGGATGAAGCCGGAACCGGAGGAAGTTGAGCTAGGCGAGGTGGCTCGTGATGCGCTGGAGGGGGCTGGCGCTTTGGTGGTGATGGACGAGTCTCTGCATTGGGCAGATATGCGAGCGATGTGCGGGGGTTGGCTAGGGGCGTATAAAAGTGTTGCATCTTTGTTCTCTGCCGTGGTAGTAATAGAGGGATGGGACAAGAAGGGTGAGTGTGATTTCGTGGCGCGAGGGCAGTATGCAATCATAGAGGGATGCTTGGAAGCGGGAACATCTGTAGCGTGCTGGCGTACTATAGGGGGAAGGCGCGTTGTGGGGCTGAAGAGGATTGAAGATGCAGGGTATGGTATGTGGGGGCAGTGCATATTAGAGGAAGAGGGTGAGAGATGAAAACGTTTGATGAACGGCTGCGGAATGCTTGTAGTTATGAAAAAGGGATGACGGAGTGTGACGCCTTATGTACGGAGGCAGCAGATAGGATTGAGGTGTTGGAAGAAGAGGTTGAGTGGCTCACACTCCTGCATGATGTTGTAACAGCAGATGAATTCTCGCTACTGTATCACCCGTGGGGACAACCTAAAAAATGGTGTGTAGAGCTGCGCGATTCAGACTGGAAGTTGATTAGTGTTCCGCAGGGAGAAACGCTCGAAGCGTGTCTGAACCATGCGCTTGATGCGATAAACGAGGAGGATGAACCAGAGGTTGAGGAGTCAGAGGACAAGGCCGAAGTGAAACGCCTTACCGCTGCGTTGGACGAGATAGCAGGAAGAGACTGTCAGGGCTCTGGGCTGTACACTTGTCGAACCTCAGTACACCGCGAGAGCTGGTGTGCGGCATGTATTGCCAGAGAAGCCCAGCAGAGTACAAAGGGTGAGAAATGAGTAATGAATATCCTGATTTGGCTAGCCTCATGAAGGGTCTTCGGGAGAGAGCGCCTAACGATGGTATTTGTGCTCTAGCGGAGTTTTACCTGTGCTCCTTGCAGCATGAGGTGCAGGAGCTTGAGCTGGCGTGTGGTGATTGGTGCGAAGGGTATAACAACAAGCTGAAAGATATTGAGTCTTACAGGAAGAAGCTGCAGCTAGTAATGGAGGAGAACACTGAGTTGCAAGCCAAGCTAGAAGACCTGAAGAAGTGAGTGAGTGGAGTAAAGGTTGTGGCTATCCGAAACCAAGAAAGAAAGATAACCGAAGGATAAAAAGGGAGAAACAGATGGTAGAAGAACAGACGAGTGAGCAGGTGGAAGTACGAAAGCATGTAACGCGCGTATCAGGGAACGTCAA